CAAACAAGAAGGAGAAACACAAATGGAAGAGAGATTCAAATCAGTAACGGAGTTTAACGTCAAGACGCTTGAAATTGCCGGATTCGGCGCGGCATTGCAAGCATTAAGACTTCCTTTTGGCAAGGAATGCAGAAGCGAAATATACTTCGTTAATATTGATAGTACATGTGGTTTCGACTCAAAGATAAGCACCGCCTGCGGTATCAAGCTCGACCCGAAGGACTTACATTTGATGTCAACCCTTGTTAAGAGAGGGGATGAACACGCTAAGGTTATACGTGGAATAAACGTGTATACTGAAATCAATGCGCCGCGCTACTTTTGGCAAGAAATGGATACTTATTGCGTTGGTACAGAAAGACTTAGTAGCGAATCTTCAATGCATATCCAAGGAAAGGGTTTGGCTACCGATGAGCTTCTTAAGTTTAAGGAGAACCTTACTGAGGCTACTATGCAGAGAAGAGTGCAGATGTTTTCATATCAGACGTTAAGGAGGATATACATCCAGAGAAGAAACCACAGGCTTCCTCAATGGCATATATTCTGTGACTGGATTAAGACCCTCCCTTATGCGGACGAGCTGATTACTGTAGGTATAGACGATTCAAACAATGTCGATGCTTAACCGCTATGAGGATTACGTGAGGAGGATTCTTTCCGACAGGAGCATGAGTATAAAAGACAAGGATAGACTGCTCCAAAGGATAGGAATCCTTCTTGGTGACTACACGGATTTGTTTTAATCCGGTTGCTTCCAAGGTGTCAATATTGTCTGTATTGACACCTTTTTCTTTAATAACCACTTAATACGGATTGTCTTGAGACAGATTGTCCGTATATTTGTCAAACAAAAACTAAATGTAAATATTATATGGCTACCAATCAGTGTAACATATACCCAAGAGTGGGTAGAAGACTACGTTCGGTAAAGACAGACTCTGGGCATCAAGTCCTCGGCGACGGTGTCACCAGTGAGGCTGTATACAGTATGATACGTCTGTATAATCTTAACGCCAAAAGAAACGGCAATCCTGGTCTTGTAATAAACGACAGTAACTCATATACCGATGAGCAGATAGCGGAAATGGCTTCAAACATAGCTGAATTTATTAACGGCAAGCCGGATATGTCCGATATTGTAAAGACAACCAAAGACGCTATGACAAAGGCTTTTGGTGCCAAGGAATTGCAAAATCAAGCGGCTATATCCATGAGGGTTAACGGGAAGGAGCTTGCCGAGTTAAAATCTGATGTTGTCAATCTGTTTATGGGTGTAATAAAACAGGAGAGTAAACGCGTCGGCAAGTCAATAAATGACTATGTCAACTCGTTGACTACCGACAACCTTGCGGTTATATTCGATACCGTAATGAAGAATATGCTTCTTCTTACCAAGAAAAACAAGGGTGACGCCTA